ATACATACCACGGTATATACGCCAGATGCGCCCAGACCTTCGCGCAGTCCTTTGTTTGTGATGACCGTAGCATCCACGCTATCAGCTACGTTGGATTTCTCTTTTGTGCTCATGACTACCTCTTAAGTCAGTTTAATGATGGCAAATGTTGGATTATTAGCAGGAAGATCAATAACAAAATTCTCATTGACCGCCGTCTGGTTTGACCCAAAATCCAAAACAAACATTGCCTTATTTGATTTGGACGAGTTATAAATCAAAGCCCCTCTTGCCGTAAAAGATGCCCCTGCCCAAGTAGGATTATCAAAGTCAACATAGGCAATCCCATTACCACTTGATACTGTGACATTAGTCAAAGTATTTCCACCTGCGGTATACCCTGTACCCGATGTTTCCGCCGTGGTGGTGTACACCGTAGTATCTGCCCCTAAATCAGCAGAGCTTGTGTATAACGCTATCTTCAATACGTCCGTGTCAAGGTCATGCTCCCCCAAGAGAAGCTGCCTTTTAAAACTGGTGGTCCATGTTTGAGTAATAGCCATTATTTCACCGGATATTTCACTTGCCCATCACGATAAGCATCTCCACGCTGCTTGCCGTCACCAAGTTGTTTAGCCAACATCAATGCCTCTTTGTACTTGGTGTCATACAACTGAACCAGATCTGGTTCACCCTTCAAGAAGGTATACGCTTCCACCAGTGTGCCATATAGCAAAACAGAGTCAAGGTTGTCACCAAGCCACGAGGTGCCCGCATCTACAATCGATTCTGGGTAGTAGTAATAATGCAGTTCAACCGCGTATGCCGAATCCGGAGTAGGCCCAACAATAAAACTCAACTCATCCGTTATCGTAGCCGTCACTACAGTAGGTCCAAATATTGCGTAATATTTAGGCAATCCTGTGCTAGTCGGCGTAGGATAAACCTCACGAATGAAGTTTACGTCCTTATTAATTAGGTATTGGTACTCACCGTTAGCCTTAATTACCGCCATCGAATAAACGGAGAGGAAATCAGCGGGCGCAGAAAGATATTTATTATTCGCGCTCAACGACCCCGTCACGTTTTTACGCAAATAAGAAAACTGGATGGAATTGTAAATCCGCTGCTCTGCTTGCTTTACAAACGTACTCATCTCCGTAGAACTAAAGTCGTTCTGGAGATATGATTCCACCGCAGCTGTAAGCTCAGAGTAGTTCATGTAATCGTCACCGTTACCGTACCCAACATACCATCGCCATTCAATGCTTTTGCTATCGGAGCCGGGCGCATACCTACTGATGCAATCGTAGAATCGCCGCCCTGCCAAACGGATACACGAACTGTCGATATCACATCTGGTCTCGGATCATAAACAGCAATTGGCTCATTAATTCCTCGTTTAGGCTCTAATTGAGGGTGCTTTGGTTCGTAGCACTCCTGACATACCTTAAAGCCCGTCCACTCCTTCTTTAAATCCTTCAGCATGTACCGCTGGCCACACTGATCACATATGGCAAGCGAGTATTTGCCTACTGCATAGCCCGCCATATCAGTACCCCAAATCTGGAGTCAAATACACACTAGCAATATCTCGATCTTCCATCGCCGCCCGCGCAAACTCTTCCTCGTAAAACTGCTTGAGCATTGTTGTACGCTCCGGAGCTTTTTTAAGAGACAGATAGTATGCAAGGCCCGCTGCCAAACATGGCAAGAACCTGAACACAACATCAGATGTGTTGGTGTACGCACCTACATCTTCAATTCTGCGAACTGCGTAATATCTAAAAATGTAGGGCTCCGTGTTATCTGGAGCGGGATAGACAAATAACTTGGGCGAGGAAGTGCGCTGCACATAGTACTGAGCAGGACGCGCTTGTGTGTTCTTATCTGGGAGATGCAGGTATTCATTTTGGCTGATACGATCGATCGTAATATCCTGTTGCGTTTGGCCAGATCCTGTACGAATCACCGCAGAAAGAACATTGACCGTATCTGATGGAAGCGTGTATTCCGCTTGACCAAATACCATAGAAACCTGACGCTGCTCAATTGTCCACAAATTCAGCCCGCGATTTGCCCACTCCAGAAACAACAGATTCAAAGACCTACGAGCGGTCTTCATGTCGTAGCCGTCGCGGTTCTCTAGGCCGCAACGTTCATACGCCTCTTCAATCAGGTCATCAAACTCCAGATTGAATGTTGTTGTTCCGGAGGTTGCCATTTAGCATCCTTTGCGCTTTTTTGCCATGCCGCCCGAAGCGTAACGTGTACCCTTTGAGCCGCCGAATTTACCTTGATTTAATCCAGCCTTACCGCTGTGCTTGACATTAGGAGTCTTAACTTCCTTGACCATTTTTCCAATATCGGGATCGCGGCGGCTTGGCGTAACGGCATCGCCAACGCGATTAATACTGCCGCCTTTTTGAAACTCCATACCTTTGCTAGTACGGCTAAATTTCTTTGCCACCTTGACGGGGATGCCTACTTTTTTTGCAAAAGCCGGATTATGCGCCGCTGCGTCCATCAATTTCTTCTGTTTAGCGCTTTTAGCTGGCATTTTTTATCTCCATCAAGCGATCAATTTTTGCGTCTAATCGATCTAGACGGTCCAACACCCGATTAATATCCGCATGAACTTCTGCTTTTGTCACATATTCCTTGGCAATTTCTTCCCGCGTACGATTCAAAAGAATTTGAATACGCTGAAGTTCCGCTGATTTTTCGCGCATTATCCATCCGCATACAGCGATCAGAAAAGATAAAAGCGCGTTCCATAAGACCATTTCCATTTAACACTTCCACCGTTTTCTGGCCTGTCGCAATCGGCTGTTTGGGTCCGCCGCTGCTTTAGGGAATTTTTTCATCTGCCCCTCACTGCGGGCGCAATATGATTTTCTTCGAGCCGCACGTTTGCCCGTAGGGTTGTCCTCCGTCACCGCTGTTTGTAACTTACTGCCGGGATTAGCCCTGCGGTACGCCGCAACCCCCTGCTTAGTCATGCCCGCCCCGGTCTTTGTCGGGCGAAAATTGCCCGACTTGACCGAAGTAGCAATCGGCTTTTCCTTACGGGAAGCCATTTTTAGCAGATACGCGTCTTTTTGCCACGTGCTGCGCCATTGCCACGGGATTCAACCATCCCGCCTCCGGCGTAACCCATAGCCATCTTTTTGTGAGCATTGATCGCGCCACCTTTAGCGTAGCCCATCATGCCACCGCCCATTTTTGACATAGGCATGGAATCCATAGACATCATGTCGTCCCCCGCCATGCCCTTTTTGGTAGACTTGGCCAGTTTCATGCCCTTGTCCATAGACATGCCAGATTTCTTGCGCTTTTTGTTCATCTTCATCATCATGATTTGGCTCCTTATGCCCAGAAGAATGTTGCCGAAATAACGGTTGTAAGATCGGCATAAGCCCCATTTTTGAACAAAATACCGTCCTCCGGCAGTGACATATAAATGGCACTACTGCCAGCAGGAACGTCTATTCTGTAAAGAGTGGTTCCACCATTGCCATCAGTGATCTTTACTGAACCTGTTCCCGCATCGGGAGAGACATATACCGCTTTGATACGAGTGCGGCCAGTAAAAATAGCCCCATCTGTCGTGCGGTAAGTACTCTGTAAATCGCTCATGTACCCCATAGCGATCTCCTAATTAGGTGGCGGAGAACAGAATCGACGCAGCCAATGTGCAGAAAGCATAAGCAAACCAGCTTGTGCCGTCACTGATCAGTTCAACGCGGTCACCAGCAACCGAAGAACTTGCAACAAAGGTAATGGTGTCGTCCGCAGTACCTGTATCGCCAGCTGCACCGGCAGCGTTGTACTGCTGACCCTTGATGATATTGGCACCACCATTAGTAACTACCGTGTAGGCTGTTCCAACAGGAGCGGCCTTGACGATAAAGGTAAAACGCAATCCAGCTGCGGGCAAAGGAAGAGTAGTAACAAACTCAGTTGCCGAATCAAGGAAGATTGTTTTTCCGCTGTCTGCGGCAGTCAGAGTGCTTGCAGCAGTCTTAGTAGCTACTGCGATTGGGCCAAGAAAGCCGTTGTCCGAGATAACTGGACCCGTAAAGGTAGTATTCGCCATTGTGTCCTCACATGCGAGTTAAGCATATCTGTCTGCATGTCGTCAGCCGGGTCTGTCAGATATGCCGGAAAATCCCGGAATGCTGCCAATATACACCATTGACAACAAAAGAAAAGGGGGCCGGAGCCCCCTTTTTTCTACCCCATATTAGGCTGGGGTGTAGCCTTCAGAGCCCCAAATTGCGCGGGGATCTGACCAGCCGAACGAATAACGCTCACGGGCCTTGTAACGAACGTTGCCAGTATCGAAATCGCCTTCGAAAGCGGTCTTGATGTTGGAACGCTGGAACATCTTCATGCCGTTAGGCGCATCGGTCATCAGGAACCATGCGTCTGGGTCGGTCAGGAAGTGGTTCACGAAGTAACCTTCGGGGACCATGCCCATCGATTTGATGGCGTTGATGTCGTTATCTGCGGTTTCGGTACGCAGGGTCGATTTCATCAGGCGCTCTGCGGTAAATTGCAGTTCCTTAGGAATGATCATGCGGCGAACCGAGAGAGCGACCTTCAGGCCACGTTCGTCGGTGAAACCTGCTACGTCGATGATACCCTGCTCCAGAGAGGTCTCATTCAGGTCAGCAGCCGTTGTAGGCACGTTGCTGAAGTTAGGACCCAGAGCAGTTGGGTGTGCGCTGTTGCACAGCGACACGCCGTCACCGCCGTTGTAGGCACCAGTGGTGTTGAACGCATTGTTCAGCACCGAAGCGGCTTTCACCTGCTTGGTGTAGGCCATGGAACGAGCCAGTGCTTTGGTGTAACGAGCCGACAGACGGTCATAGAGGTTGTCCTCGATGGCCTCTTCAGTCAGAGCGAACGCCAGAGCGACGGTCTCGTGGGTATAACGAGCAGTGAACGACTCCTGCGCGGAGTCATAGCTGACACCAGCGCCTTCGTTCTTGGTTGGGGCTTCGCCGAAGCCGGTCAGCATGACCTCTTCTTCAAAAGCACGGTCCGAGGATTCAATCGAGAAGATTGCCTCATGCTCGTTTTCATAACGCTTGTACTCCATCCCGAACAGAGCGTTCAGGCCGGGTTCTAGCTCTTTTACGAGTTGCGAACGAGAAATAGCCATGATTTAGCTCCTATTAGGTCAGGCCAGCAACACCAATGCTACCGTACTGATGCGCATTGATCTTTACGATAACCTGAGTGAAGTTTTCACCCAAAGAATTGTTTGGAATGTTGTACAGACCAACAATCTTCAGGACCAAGGTGTTTGTGGTAAGGATGGTGGAGGAATCAAGTTCCATAGCCGAAACACCAGTTGTTGTGCTACCAGCGGTAGAAGTAACAGCAGCGTTTTGACCAATGTCCGCCTGAACCACATCTTCATCAGCTTGAATAACGAAAAGCTGATTAGGATCATCCAGCACTTCAGCGACGATTTGACCTGTCGTGATGTTTACCGAACCGGGGTAGTAGTTACTCCAAGTTGGCTTGCCAGAGGTTGGATCGATATAGCTGCAACCATTAAATACGCCAACAGCTGTGGCATGAGTGCCACTAACGTACTTAACGAGATAGCCAGCAACAAGGGTAACTAGGTCACCCTG